TCAGGTACATAATTGAGGAAACAGCTAATAGGAAGCCCACGACTTGTTCCCCCGTTACTAAGTATAGGAGTGCTAAACATGAACCAACAATTGGAACTGTAGTGATAAAGTCTTTGAGCCAATTCAAAATCTGTGTGACCTTTGTATGTGGCTGCAAAGACGGATGCTCTTGCGAAGGCTTCTTGTGCATGTGTTTCATTCTCCCATAAATATCTATCTTTAATTGTGTCTAAACTAAACTTATCTAATAATTTTTCATTACTATAATTAATTTTTATACCAAGATATTCCTTGATACCCACCTTGTCTTCGACCATTACGTATTCTCCTTGTCATGTATGTCAAGCATAATTATACCATAGTGTAATATTTTAAGCAAGTCTTTCCTGTTCTTACCATCTTTATTTCCATAGCGTTTAGCATACTTCATAATGTTACCTATACAAAATCCTTCACCATGTCCTGAATCAATAATAACATCAGTTGCTTGGTATTTATCTGAAGCATAATGTTGACTATAAGTATTATCAATATACTTTTTAAGTTCTAAAAGACTTTCATTTTCTTTAAATTTATAATCCATCGTTTCTCCAGTCGTCAGGTAAAGTATCTTCACTGTACCAAATAAAATTATTTGTTTCAGCCCATTCAGCATGAGTTCGTTTTGTTCCATTCTTACGTACCTTTGCTCCCGGCATAGGAGAGAAAGGTTTTTGAAATAAGAAAACTAGCTCTGTATCTTTAGGCAAGGCTTTTCTTATGTGAATATATTTACTGTACTCAGCATGATCCCAGAACCTTCCCTTTGCTTCTAACAAAATAGTTTTGCCATTTATTTTTCTAACAAAATCTGCTTCGTATTTATGTTCAACGACATAGTGTACAACATCCCAATGATGTTTCCAGTCTTGTAATATTCCTAAATGAATATCATATTCCCACAGACTATCATATCCTTTAGGAACATTAACTTTTTTAGGTCTAGGTTTTCTAGGTACTCTTTTTGGCATTAGTGTGAAACTCTATCAAGTCTTTTCTGAACTTCAAGAGACAATAACGTTGATAAGTCTTGTATAATTTGAGTATCAAAATTATCTAAAGATTCATTGTCCTGTTCTAATACTTGTCCTAAAGTAATAATTGCGTTTTCTAATTCTGTTTTATTAAGATGCATCGTTTAAATCCTTGATATTTATATCGTTTATATTTTTTATTTTTATTAATTTTTTAACTTTTTTAACAATCCATTTTAGTGTAAATGCAGATAATCTTATTTGTTGATTTGCATACACATGAGTATCTGTAGGTAAAAGTTTGTGTGCATTTTCATATGTTATTTTTTTCCCTTCTTCTTCAGACACTAATGTTTTTACCCAATCAACTAATAAAAGTAAAGATTTGTTTCTAATTTGTTTTGCTTTTTTTCCGTTCATAATATCTCCTCAACGTTTGGAACTTTTACAACTTTAGTTAAATACACAGGACCTTTAGAATAATTAAATCCTCTTAGTCCCTGTCCATCATTACTATCTTTATGACATTTATATTTATAAGGACAATAAGTACACTCTCTTGCAAGTTTCATGTTACCTGATTTACCTTCAGGTACGTCAGGATAACAAAAAATAGGTGGAGTTTTTCTAGCAACAATTCTTTTAATTGTTTTGATTCTATTTTTAATATTAGGCTTATCTAAATCTTGAGGTCTAAATAAAGTAAGCTCTCCATTCTCTTTATTCATAGCAAGAAAACCACCTTGTGAAGTCTTCTCTGCTGCTTCGTACCCAGCTAACTGTGCAAGGTATCCAAAGGTATCTTGTTCTGCTAGTGTTCCATCTTTAAACTTTTTAAAAGCAAAGCCTGAAGCAGTTTTAATATCAACAACTTCTCCATCAATTTTACAATCCATGTGTCCTTTAATACCACTAACTGTAACTTCTTTTTGTTCAGCTTCAACTTTATGCCCAGCAAGTTTAACAAAAAATATCATTAAAACTTCAAGCAAATGTCCGTACAAAAATTTAATTAAAGTGCTCGGTTGAAGTTGAGTATCAAAGTCTCGTTCTTCGTTCATGTCATACCACAGTTGTCTATCAGGCTTACCAATATTAGACATACGAAGACTCGGAGCTTTAACTTTATTGTTTCCTCTCGGTGTCCCCCATTCTTTTAATGCTTCAGACATGCTGTCTCCGAATTCTTTTAAAAGTTTTGGAGTTAATTTTAAAGGTTTGTCTTCAGACAAAACTCCGATAGTAGAATAGATATCTTCTATTAGTGTATCAAGTTTTTTCTGTTTCATATTTATCCTCATAAATTTTTAAAATTTTTGTAGCAAACTTAGCATCTAATTTTTTCCACTCACCTTTTTCTTCAAAAGAAAAAAACGAAGCAATCGTTAGAACTTTTTTTTCTGCATGATTTTTATTTTGAACCTCGCACAAATGAGTAATTTTATAATCTCTTAAGGGAGTCGTATGATTATACTGTGCTAATCTTTTTTCAGGAGTAATGGTTTGTCCAAATTTAACCCACCCCGGAATTGTATCACATTCAATAACATATATCCACCCTTTATTTTTTTCAGGAAAACCACTACAACATCCTACACCATATTTTTTTTCCATTAATTTTTTAAGTCCGGGTGTAGATAGATATCTTTTTGTTTTTTCTTTTAAATAATCTACACCATCTTGAAGAGAAAACCTAGATTCTAGTATCTTTTTTTCTACTTCTTTTAAAGCTTCTAATTCTGTTTCAATTGGTTCTAACTCGTTAGTTTTAATATTTAATTTATATCCAAAAGGAATTGTTGAAGTGGTTCTTGTTTGTAAAGGTAAATCTATTGATTGTCCTTCTACTTCTTGCATTAACCTTTCAATCTTTTTTTCTTTTTGTTTAATTGTCTTTAGTTTTTGAGAAACGCTTTTGAAACTTCCGAGAGGTCTTCCAGCTTTCTTTCTAGGTGTTCCATCTTTCTTTAATAAAAAAGAACCATCGGAGTTTACCATATAATTTTCAGGATTAACTTCCCACTCTTTGATTAAATTTGTTTCTGTTTCAGTATTAATGTGTGTCACTCCAATTGTCTCCTATCTTGTATTCCCCATCCATAGGACAGCGAAGATTAAAATGTTCTCCTGCTTCTATAATAGATTCCACAGCAATCTGTCCAACCTTATTAGCTCGACAACCTGATACTTCTATTTGCCATTCATCATGTATATTAGCTACAAACTTATGTTTTGTTCCACCAAGTTCTAATCTTTCCTTTAAAATACATAAAGCTTTCTTCATTAAAATTGCACCACCACCTTGAAGTAAAGTATTTAAAGCAGCATGTTTATGTCTTAAAAAAATTTTACGACCATCTAAACCTTTTAAGTATCCTTTTGTAGATGCTCCGTCAACTTTTGTCTTAAGAGACTTAAGTGCTGGGAGACTACTAAGAAAGCGTTCTCGCAACTTCTTACCGTCTGCTCTGCTTCCTTTAACGATGCTTCCAATCTTTTCATCTCCTGCTCCGTAAATGAGGGCATAGATGAAAGTTTTTGCCTGATCTCTTGATTCAAGTCCAGCAAAGTTTTGGTTAGTCGTGTGAATGTCTCCGTTAATAATTTCATTTATATACTCCTTGTCAGCCATGTAGTGTGCTAACATTCTTAATTCTAAACCACTTGCATCTACACCTACAAGCTTATTACCTTCAGCTACAGTCCAACACGATCTACATTCCTTACCATAAGGGCTGTACACAGCAGGAACTTGAGCCATGTTTGGGCTTCGGTGTGCCATTCTCCCTGTAATAGCTCCCGTTGAAATAACAGAACCATGAACTCTACCATCATCTTTAACAGCATCAATCCAAGACTCTACTTGGGCAGCCCGTTTTTGAAGTAATAAAAACTCTGCAATTAATTGAGCTTCTTTAATGTGAGAAATTTTATTGAGAGTCCCTTCGTCTACAATAGGTTGTCCTGTAGGTGTAAATCTTTTAGGCTTCCATCCAAAGTCTATTAAATACTCACCAATTTGTTTACGACTTCCAAGATTAAACTCTTGCAATTCTTTTCTCATAAAAGGAGTTATATTTTTTGAATCAACTCTTTCTTCATACTCAAGTTTTGTGAGTCCTGATTTAGAAAGATGCCCATCTTGTTTAAGTTTAGGTATAACTTTTTTGACATCAACCCACTTAGGTTTAAAAGTATTATGCACTTCATGCACAACCTCTTTCTTTCGTTTGTTTAAAGAACTAAGAAGAAGAGTAGCATTCTTTTCATCAAATAAAAAGCCATTCATCTGTTGATCTTGTAACACTTTACAAGTTTGGTGTTCTAATTCAATAGATTGTTTTGAGAAACCTCTTCCATCTGCTCTAAGTTTTTCTAAAACTTTTTTATTCAAACGAACATCTTGAATACAATAGTCTAACATTTCCTGACTAAACTCTGTAAAGTTAGGAGACTTAGACTTAGGGCAATTGAGTTTCCATCCCCACTTTTCTAAACTATGACCACCTTCTCGTGTTGGGTGGAGTAATCTTGATAGGGTCAAGGTATCAAGAATATGAGCATGTTTATAGAGGGATACATGCTTTAGTTTTTCTATAGCAGGAATATCAAAACCAATAATGTTGTGTCCAACTAATGTATCGGCTGATTTTAAAAACTCAATGCCCTCGTCTATTTGATTTGGATCAAAAGAATACACGTTATCAGCTTCATCTATTGCAACAATACACCAAATTTTAGTAGCAGGTGGATGGACTTCCATGTTTCCTGTTTCCATATTTTTAGAAGTAAACTCCCAAAGTAATCCGTCTGTTTCAATATCAAAAACTAATTCCATTATATTCTCCTAAAACGCAGTTAAGCTATCTTCCTCTGAGTTAAACTCAGTATCAAAATGTTCAGATAATCTACCTGTTTCTTTATCATAAATTAAAGAAGTAGCCATACCCACATCACCTGTATATCTTGATTTAAGTACACGTAATTTTGTAGTCCTAGCTTCTTCAGGGTCGTCTGATTGTTGATTTCGTTCTAATGCAATAACACAATCAGATAACTGACCAATGCTATTAGAGCCCCGAAGATGTGAGAGACTTACTTCAATACCATTCTCGTGTCCTTTGTTTCCATCGACACGTCTAAGATGTGATACAAGAATTAACCCTGCACCTGTCTCTTCAACTAAACTTCTAAGTCTAGTCATAATATTATCAATAGCTCGTCTCTCATCTCCTTCTGCAAGGGCACTCACCAGCATATGCAAATGATCTACGACCACCCACTTACAATCACAACCAACAATTAAGTATCTTAATTTTGCAAAGATATCATCAATTTCATTTGTTCCAAAATGAGCATGAATAAATACTTTATCATTTGAAAATATTTTATCAAACATATTCATTAAAGTATCCTCATCAAACTTCTCTCGTTCTTGATCAACATACAATCTAGCATTGGCTTCAATTGAAAGAACACCATCAACTGTTCGTCTCCAATCTTCTTCTAATGCTATGATACCTACGTTGTCCTGTGTTTGTTTGACAAGCCAATGTTCAAGCTCTCTAGTAATACTAGATTTACCTAATCCTGTACCCCCTGTAAGAGTTACAAGCTCACCTTGTCTCAAGCCATAAAGTTTTTCATTTAACCCTTGCCAAGGATAAGGTACACTCTCTTTCTTTTCTCTGTTTAAAAATTCTTTTTTCTTTTCAGATACTCTGATTATTCCACTGGGAGTATAAAGTTTTGCATCCCACCAAGCACTTGTAAATTGTTGATAACTACCCTTCATCAACATATCATTAGCATCCTTGTATCCATTTGGAAGGGTTACAATCTTAGCTTTGCCGGGTTTAAGTATTGTTGCTACTTTCTTAGCAGCTTCTTGTCCTTGTTTATCTTTATCGAAACAAAGAACAATGTTATCAAAACTTTCTACGTACTCTAAGTTTTCTTTAATATCTTTAACAGCAGAAGATGCACCTCGGATAATAGAAACGACAGCCCACTTACTACCAAGTAGTTCGTAAGCTGCCATAGCATCACACTCCCCTTCGGTTATGGTTAAGTATTTCCCACCACCTTTAAAAAGTTGTTGTCCAAATAAACCTACTCCATTAGGAGATACATCAAAGGAAAACTTCTTATCTCTAACATATCTAACTTTATTAGAAGTTAATTCATTATTAATATACAATGGATAGATATGTTGAGCTAATTGTCCTGCACTATCATAAACAACTTTAACTCCATACTTCTCGGCTGTTTCTTTAGCAATGTTTCTATCTGAAAGTTTTGCAAAGACACCTCCATGAGCATTGAGTTCTCGAACTGTTTCTGTTACTTTTGATTTAATATTATTAGAATTTGTATAACTAGAATTATTTATACCTTTGGGAAAGAATTCATCACAGCTAAAACATTTAGCTGATCCATCCTCATTAACTGATAAAGCATCACTACTCTGACACGCTGGACAGGGCTGATGATACTTAATAAATTTCAAATTTTGTTCCATGTTTGACCCTAAAAAAAGCTAGGCATCTAAATAAATAGACACCTAGCATGGAGATAATTACGAAGTTTCAGAATTCTCGCTAGATTCTTCTTCAACTTCAGTTTCAGATTCAACTATTGCTTCGTCTCTACCTTTGAGTAACTCTTCCAAGTTAGCTCTATGAGTACGACTAGCAAAGTCTAAGGCTTCAATGATTACCTGAAGGTTGCCAACCTTCTGAACAATAACAGTTGCTTCTTGCTTTGCTGCATTATCACTAATATTATTGACATCATAGTTAATAGTAGTTTCATCATTATTAATTGTAATAATCATTAAAACTCCTCCCCACCTTCGAGGGCTTCAAACTCTGCACCATCACTAGACTTGTATTGAACTAAGTCTAATACTTGCATAGCTTGAAAGTCTAAACCTTTAAAGTCCCCAAACTTATTTGAAACTTCCCACTCATTATATTGAATCTTAACTCGTGATCCGTTTCCAACAAGCTCATCTAATGGAACTTTGTTAGTATCAAGAAGTAAAGGTGCTTTTCGAACCATTCCATTTGGTCCGTTTACTTTACGCTTGAAATTTAAAGAACGACCAACAACTTCATCGTTGACTGTCAAAGTTTTCACCCTGAATCCACGACTTTCAAAGTCATTAGCCACCTCATCACTTACTACTAAATCAACTGTATACACAGGCTCAAACTTAGTGTTAGGTGTTGTTACATTAGCCCAGTAGGCTACTCCTTCTTGTATTGCCATATTTTTCTCCTTGTTTTTGGCTTTATTGCGAAACTAATTATACAGGCTGACAATCTTTTTGTCAACCCCTTTATTTAAAAATGTCATTAAAATTTAAAATAGAATTTTCTGTTAAGACAACTCGAAACTTATCTTCTATTTTATCTACAGTATATCCAAGTTTATTAGAATAAAATTCTTCATAATTATTGTCTATATATTGAGTAAAAAAACGATACTCATCTTTGGTTAGTTCTCTACTATATTGTTCCCTTTCGTATATATAATTCATGCAACCTCCTGTGTTGTCCACCAAGTAGGCTTAGTTCTATTGCGTTCCCATTTGGCATAGTGTTTTTCGTTAATGCAGTAATCACGATAAGCAACAATAGCATCCTCATTTTTATACTCCTCGGGCATAGCCTGTGCTAGTGGTGTTAAACTTGTATGTGTAATGTTGTCAGGCATCTTACTCAATGGTTCTTCTAGCTTGACAACACTTGCATGTTTCCTGCCATACCTGTACTCATACTCCATACCTAATGCTAGGAAGTGTCGATACAACCATGAGTAGTTAGAGCTAGATTCTCTAGCCCATATAGTACATGGATGATTCCAGTATGCACGTTTGTAAAGTCCATTAGCATCTGCATACTCATCACCATCTAGTTCTCGGTGTGCTGTGCATAACATCTGTGCTGTTTCAAGTGGCATCTTGACTAACATCTTATCAGG